GCTGTTGCGGGTACTGATTATGTTGCCCCTAGCGGTGCATTAGGTACACCCTCTAGCGGTACAGCCACAAACTTGACTGGCTTGCCTTTGACCACTGGCGTAACAGGCACATTGCCTATTGCCAACGGTGGCACAAACGCAACAACCGCAGCCACTGCACGCAGCAACATTTTGCCGTCTTACGCAGGAAACGCTAACAAAGTATTGGCCGTTAACTCTGGTGCAACTGACGTTGAGTATGTTTCCGCTGGCGGCACAGGCACTGTAACCAGTGTGGCCACAGGTACAGGTTTAACAGGTGGCCCCATTACAACAACGGGCACTGTTTCTTTGGCCAATACTGCTGTTACTGCGGGTTCTTACACGGCGGCCAATATCACGGTTGACGCCCAAGGCCGAATTACGGCAGCCGCAAACGGTTCTAGTGGTGGATCGGGCACTGTGACTGACGTGTCTGTCGTGTCTGCTAATGGTTTGGCTGGCACTGTAGCTACATCTACCACAACCCCCGCCATTACTTTGTCTACCACGGTGACTGGTGTGGTTAAAGGTAACGGCACGGCTTTGTCTGCGGCCACCGCAGGGACTGACTATGTTGCACCAGGCGGTGCATTGGGTACACCCTCTAGCGGTACGCTGACAAACACCACCGGACTTCCACTGACAACTGGCGTGACAGGGCTTCTACCCGTCGCAAATGGTGGTACAGGAACAGCAACGCCAGCTATTGTGGCGGGTACTAATGTCACGGTAAGTGGCACATGGCCTAACCAAACAATCAACGCAACGGCTGGCGGTTCTGGCACAGTTACATCAGTTGGTGGCACAGGCACAGTCAACGGTTTGACTCTGACAGGCACAGTTACAACATCTGGCAATTTAACTTTGGGTGGCACACTTGATTTGTCTAGCCCTCCTGCTATTGGTGGAACGGTTGCGGCAGCGATTACAGGCACAACTGTTACAGCAAGCACAAAGTTTAGTGGTAGTAATTTTGATGCTTCAGGTTCTGGTGGCGGTGCTTTAAGAACTTCAGGTGGTTCAAACTGCTTGCAGTGGGGTGGTGGTGGTGGTGTTAACTTGACGCTTGATGGCGCATTTAACATGAATCCCGCCAATGCAACCATTCAGATTTCCCCAACAGGCACAGGCACTTTAACGGTCAACCCTGCGACTGCGGGAACAATGAACAACATGGCCATTGGCGGTACAACCCCCGCTGCTGGTGCTTTTACTACTTTGTCAGCAACAACAGCTATTGGTGTGGCTTCTGGCGGCACTGGTGCTACTACTTTGGCAGGGGCTAATATTCCTGTTACCAATGTAGCCAATACTTTTACTGGCACTCAGACTTTCTCAGGTTCATCATCTGCTACTGCTATTGTGCTAAACGATGCAGCAGAGGTAGCTACAGTATCAGCAACTGCGGCTACTGGAACGATTGCTTACGACATTACAACTCAGTCTGTTCTGTACTACACAAGTAACGCAAGTGCAAACTGGACAGTTAACTTCAGAGGTTCTAGCGGTACATCCTTAAATACTTTGATGAGTACAGGTCAATCAATGACTGTAGCTTTTTTGGTTACTCAAGGTGCTACTGCTTACTACAACTCTGCTGTGCAAGTGGATGGCACTACATCAGGTGTTACGACTAGGTGGTTTGGTGGTGCGCCTACTGCGGGAAATGCTAGCGGTATTGATTCTTATCGTTATTTGATTATCAAGACAGGTAGTGCTACTTTCACAGTCTTGGCAAGCATTACACAATTTAAGGCTTAAACCATGCCATTACAAGCAACTTCTGGTGCGGCTTCTCAAGATGGTTTTGGCGGTAATGGTGTTCCTGTTATTCCTAACTACATTGAGGATGTGTTTAGCACTTGGCTTTACACAGGCAACGCTTCTACACAGACCATTACCAATGGAATTGACTTAGCTACTAAAGGTGGATTGGTTTGGGTAAAAACACGCAGTGCAACAGGAAATAATTTCTTGTTTGATACAGCTCGTGGGGTTAATAATGAAATAAGAAGCAACGCTACTAACGCTCAATCAACAGTTGCAAACAGCCTTACTGCATTTAATTCTAACGGCTTTGATATTGGTAGCGCAGTAAATGTTGCAAACAACAATGCCGTCACTTACGCCTCATGGACATTCCGCAAGCAACCAAAGTTTTTTGATGTTTTAACTTATACTGGTAATGGTTCTACGCAAACAATTTCTCACGCACTTGGTGTAATCCCTGCTGTAATTATTTTAAAGAAAACAAGCGCATCTGGTACAGATTGGTATTACTGTTATGACATTGGCGCAAGCAATTACAGGATAATCTATTTAAATGACCCAAGTGCTTCTAGCTCTAGGTCATACGTTTCAACGGATATGTTGAGCGCACAAGCGTCAACAACATCATTCTTTTTGGGGTCGCAAGCAGATACAAATGATAGTGGCGCAACATTTGTTGCATATTTGTTCGCCTCCAACGCAGGAGGCTTTGGCCTAACTGGTACAGACAATGTGATTTCGTGCGGGTCGTTTACTACTGATGGAACTGGTGCGGCTGGAAATATTACTTTGGGATATGAGTCCCAATGGATTCTTTTAAAGAGAAGTGACGGAGTTGGAGGTTGGAATATTATTGACACAATGAGAGGTTCTTCTCTTACGTCTTATAACTATTTATCACCAAATACTTCAGGAGCAGAAAGTTCATCAACAAGTGCAGGGCAGGGCATATTCCCAACTGCAACAGGATTCTTTGTAGGTACTAATTTCCCTGCCGCTTCTGCTACCTACATCTACATAGCAATTCGCAGAGGCCCGATGAAAGTGCCTACAAGTGGGACTAGTGTGTTTAGTCCTGTGGCTAGAACTGGTACAGGTGCAACTGCACAAATTACTGGTATTGGATTTACGCCTGATTTTATTATTGGCAAACCAAGGACAGGATATAACGTAGGAACTGCCGAATTTGATAGGCTAAAAGGTGTAACTAAATATTTAGCCCCATCTTGGATTGACGATGAAATTACGGATACCACAATGGTAACAAGTTTCAATATGGATGGAGTTTCGTTGGGTGCAGATACTGCCCAAAAATATTTTAATGGTTCTGCTGGCACTTACATAAATTGGATTTTTAAAAGAGCACCATCGTTTTTTGATGAGGTTTGTTATACAGGAACGGGAAACAATACAACTATTACTCATAACTTAGGCGTAGTTCCTGAGTTAATATTTGTAAAATGTAGATCAGCGTCAAGGGCATGGGACAGTTATTCTTCTGCCCTTGCAAATACAGAGTATATTGTTTTAAACTCAACTGCCGCTAAAGCAACGGGCGCAACAAGATGGAATAGCACAACGCCTACATCTTCTGTTTTTAGCGTTGGAACTGCCACTACAACAAACGCAAATGCTTCAACTTATGTTGCTTTTTTGTTTGCCACTTGTGCAGGGGTTTCTAAGGTAGGAAGCTACACAGGTAACGGCTCAACTCAAACCATTAACTGTGGATTTGGTGCGGGTGGGGCAAGGTTTGTTCTTATTAAGCGCACCGATGATGTTGGTGGTTGGTACGCATACGACACAGCCCGTGGTATGACAGTGTTGACAGACCCTTATTCTTTAATAAACAGCACAGATGATGAAACGGCAACGCTTGGCTCAGTCACAACAGTTTCAACAGGTTTTGCTGTTAATGCTTCAATTTTGGCGGCAATCAACACAAATGCCGCAAGTTACATCTTTTTGGCGATAGCGTAAGGAAAAATCATGCAAATACGAACACAAACAGGCGAAGTAATGTACGAAGCAGAGTTTCGTGCATACACAAAAGCCAATGGTGGCCCATCATGGGAGACAACCACAACTGAGGTATTAGAGGCTTTGGGTGCTGATGTAGTCTTTGAAGGCGCACAAGCTACTGGCGGTACTGTTTACCAATACTCTCAAGCCTCTGGTGTTGAGCAGATTGATGGTAAGTGGTACACAAAACACATCCTTGGCCCTGTTTTTACTGATGGCGAAACTACTGCCGCAGAACAAGAAGCTGCTTACAAAACCATGAAAGACGCTGAACAGGCCAAGTCTGTTCGCCAACAACGCGACGAAAAACTTAAAGAATCTGACTGGCGCGTTATTAAAGCACTTGAAAGCAATACGCCTCAAGATTTTGCATGGGCGGCTTATCGCCAAGCCCTGCGCGACATTACAATTCAAGCTGGATTTCCTTGGACTATTGATTGGCCAACAAATCCGTAATAGAATGTTTCAAACTGTACTGGTGCAGCACATCAGGGAATCTCAGGATTCAAAATGGATAACGAAACTTTAGCGGTAGTACCCGCGCCGGAACAGGAAGCAACGGCTGCCCCTGAACCCGAAGTTAATACGCCGGAAGTATCGACAGAGCAGACTGACCAGCCAGCGGAAAAAACTTATACGCAAGCTGAAATCGACGCAATGATCGGTAAGCGCCT